GAGAAGACCATCGGCAGGTCGAGGTTGTACCCGACGTTGATGATTTCGTGCTCGGGGTACTGTCCCAAGTGCCAGCCCGGGAACCGGATGCTGGCAATTTCGCTCTTCCCATGCCGTGGAGGCACCAAGAGCATGAGCCGCGGCGACTTCTTCGCAACCACATCGGCCGAGAACCGCTCAAGACGGGCACAAATGTCCTCGTGCACCCAGCCGGCGTCATAGTTGCCGTGCATCATCTTGACGAACTGGATCAATCGACGACGCGCGAGGATCCGGTTGGCGAGGACGAGCTCGGCGTTACTTAGGACCTTTGAGGCTGCTTGAGATTTCTTCGAATTCGGCATCGACTGCGTCCGTACCTTCCTGCACCAACCGCAAAAGTTCCGCGTCCGGCAGACTCTCAAGCCGTGCCAACGCTCGTTTTCCTTCGATCGTGACGGTCAGTTCAGCACGCGTCGGTTCGTAGAACCCGCACATCTTACCAATTTCGCGCCAACCACTGACCATCACCAGCGGTTCGGCCTGCGTGCGCGCCATGTCGATCGCTTCCAGGAAGCCGTCGATCACTTTTTTCTTGGTCATGCCCGACGTCAGCGCGAACGCGGCTTTGCGATCGGCGATCGCGGCCTTGATGTTCGGTCGCGCCATCAATTTTCCGCTGTATGAGAGCGGATTTTTCGACTCGGGGAACGCGGTACGAACTGCTGCGACGTTGCTCATCCCATCATCGGCGATGCACTTGACGAAAACAGATTCCTGCTCCGTCAAACCGCGATTTGGGTTTGCGAGTTTTTTGGCGGGCGTCCGATTCCCCTTCGATGGAGTGAGTCCGCCCTTCAATCGCTTCGGTTCGGCCATGGGAAAGTGATATCAGATTGACGTGCGGAGTTTCTCAGAATTTTTTTCGGAAAGCCATGGAAATCTTCCGAAGGGTGAGGTTCGACGGAACTAAGTTTCGCAGAAATTTGTACTACGTACGGCGGTGACACCCCTCCCGGCCCTGCGTGCGAGGCACCCCCCACTTCGGTTTCGGATCCCGTGAAGCTCGGATCCTCAACCTTCGGTGGTGGGCACCTCGCTACTCCGTGCCCAGGTCAAACGAATGGATCACCATCTACATCACCAGCGTACCAGCGTACCAGCGTACAAGCACACAGCTCGCACACACCCTGTACTAACGCACTACTACAGAGCACATCAACAGCGCGCCTGCTGCGCAGTCGATGCTCTCGCTGTTGGTAGTTCACAGGAGTAGGAGATACACCATGAGCTTCAAGGTAACCATCAAACCCCAGTACCAACCGGACTTCGCCCACCATGCCATAGACGTAGATCTGGAGTTCGAGGTACTGGTGAGTAGTGAGCACGACACCTTCATCGTGTGGCAACCATGGCAGTCCGATCGCCGGTGCTACGTACTCAACCGACGGGAAGTCGACATCGTCTGAATAAAAGCGCGCCTGCTTCGCAGTCGATGCTCTCGCTGTTCATGCAACACCAACCCAATCACTAGGAGATACACCATGGCACGTAAAGCAAAAGTCGCAGCAGCCCCGGCCGTCGAAGCAGTTGCTCCGGTCGAGCTCAAGTTGAGCTGGATGGACAAGTTGCTGCTGTCCGAGAACGGTCGCAAGCTCGCGCGTCCGATGGATGAGAACGAAAAGCGTACCGCGACGAGTGCGGTGCTCACCGGTGCGGGCATGGCTCTCATCGGTCCGGTCGCTGGTGCAGTTGCTGCGGTCGGCGTCACTGCGATCGACACTTCCTCGACCAAGGCCAATTGGCAAGGTGTTGGTAGTGCGGCGTGTGGTGGTATCGCGCTCGCTGCTGCTGGTGTCGGTGCACTCGGTGCTGCTGCTGGTGGGTTGTTGACCACAGGCATCGGCATGATTGCCAACCGTCTGCGTGCCCCGTCCACCGAAACCGAGCGATAGGCTGCGTCTATCGAAAAGGAGAAGTCCATTGAACATTACTCATCTGGATCTGGCTCCGGTTATCTACGGGTTTGTGGTCTTCCTCGGTCTGTACATCGTGACGTGGAAGATCAGCAAAGGCCTGTGGATCTCGGTCATCTGCGATGTGATTGTTTTCTACATCGTGTTCGGTATGCATAACCACTCCACGACCGGCGGACTCGTTGCTGCGATCGCCGCTGCACTCGCTGGCCTCTTCTTCCCTCGCCTGATCAAGAAGGCGTTTGCTGCACACACTCGGAGATAACCGATGGACACTCTGTTCCTCACCATCCTGATGATCACCGTCACCTGCCTCGTTCTCGGACTCGCAGGTGGAATCGTCTGGTGCATCGAGCGCATCACGTGGAACCACATCAGCATCGCGCTGACATTGATCACCACGATCGGATCCACAATCGCTGGGTTCTATGCCTACTGGCATACCTACCGCTGGTGGACATTCGCACTCATCGCTCTCGCCATTGCCCACGGCTTCTACATCTCGTGGTACACGAGCAATAGCGAAAAGCTGAATCGCCCCATCTACAGAGTTGGAGGTGGTGATGTTACACCTCGTCTTCATCGGTAATCAGCGAATGCTGGAATGGCTCTCGGGTGAATTCGAGGACCAAACCAAGTCCCCCGAGGAACTGCTGATCCAGATCGAGGAAGCTCTCGAATCCGGACTCGTAACCGCTGAGCAAATCGAAGAACTGCTCGCCAACTACTCAGCGGGGTGCGACATGAGAAGACGATAGGTGTACCCGACAACTTAGCTGTCAGACCTTCGAGCAAGGTCGCCGGACGCTGTAACCGGCACACCCAAGCCAAATCAAAATCAAAGGATCCAAGCCATGAACCTGCCGAACGAAGTCCTGTCCCTCAAGGGTCGCACGAAGAAAGAATCCGCAGCGATCAACAGCGCAGCCGCCGCCGGCGTAACTGACGAAAAGCTGATCAAGGCCGCGAAACACCTTGAACGCAAACCCAAAGTCCAGCCGATCGACTGGCGCCAGCAAGCTGCCGAACTGATCACCCTCGACCCGGGTCCGACCGCACAGACCTACCTCGACCGAGCGATGGACGCACTCGAAACCGTCTGGCCGAACACCTACCCGCTGGAAGGCAAGACCGAGGAGGAACGCGAGAAACAGGCACGCCGTCAAGAACTGCGCACGCAGAACTTCACCACCATCAGCATCGCTTGCACCCAGGCTTCGCAGATGGCCGGCACGCCACTCGTTCGTGCGAACAAGGTGGTCAACGCGTTCATCAAGCGCAAGATGCTCGACGCTCTGCTCCTCTTCATCGAGAGCATCGTCAAGCGCGTCGCGGTCTCGGCTTACTTCGAACATCGCCGCTACGAGGCAGGTACTGCGGTCAATCCAGATGTGGCTCTGGCCAATCTGGAACGCATGCGCGAATGTCACGCACTCAACGGCAACGTGCTGGACGGTGAGGATGGCGAAGAAATGTTCGCATCCGCATTCGCCGCAGTTCACGACCGCGGTGAAGAAGCTGCTGAAGGTGAAGACCACAGTCGTGATACGCAGTCCGCGAATGACGCCATCCAGATCGCTGCTGTCTCCGCCGAGGATGCTGAACTCGCTGCCTACGCCATCCAACAGTGGGCCTCGGCCTACTGGCGACTGATGACGAACAACAAGGAGCAGGCTGACGTGCTCCCATTCGCCATCGAGCGTGTGGAACCTGGTGTCTACCGCAACTACACCGACTTCATCAGCTTCTGCAACTACCGGACCGAGAGCTACAACGCTCGGCTCCAGCGTGAGAAGGTCGCCGGTCTGGAAGCCCTCGAAAGCGTAGCCGCGAGGATCGAGAACGACGGTTTCAATCTGCCATCCTGAAGCATGCCCCTGGTCGCACGGACTTCGTCCCTGCGACCAGGGGCACAAGGCCAAAGCTCACAGCCATGCATGGGCTTGATAAGGGAGCAACTATGAAGTGAACCAATACACGCACGACCAATACTTCTTGGCCATCATCAACGATCAACGATCCGCCAAGGAAATTCAGCGTCGCGTTGCACACAGCGCACCATTGAAAACAGCTGTTCGAGACATGTGCTGGCGACTCTGTCAGGACCACAACCTTCGCCCAATCGGTACACCCGAGAACAACGCACTGTGCGAAGCCCTCACAACGTACTACCAATCTGAGATGGAGAACACGATCGAGCGCTACAAGCGCGAAGCCGAAAAATGGCAAGCTCAAGCTGAGCAGTACGTCTCGGTTGTGACCTCCATCCCAACCAACCGACACTCGGTCACCGGCGTAGCAGATCACGTCATCGACGCGATGTCACACACCCCACCAAAGGAAGAACCCACCATGGCACGCGCACCCGCTTTCGAAACCAAGCACTTCGTCGATGGCCAAGACGCCACCACCATCACCGACGAAGGCTTGATCCACGCCATCCGACGTCTCGAAACCGAGATCGAAGCTCTCGGCGAAATCAAGACCAAGAGCAACAAGATCGCCATCAAGGTCGAAGAGCTCAACAAGCAGCGCGAGGCTATCGCTGCGCTGCTCGACTCCCGGCCGTAAGGCACAACGCTGCGTTCAAGGCCTGTCGGACGAATTCACTCGCCGACAGGCCTTGCTTCAACGCCGCAAGCTTCAAATCCTGGTGCATCCGCTCGCTCACGCTGATCAGAATGCGCTTCTCCGCCACCTTCACCTTGCCCCGCTTCGACATCACTTTCTCCTTGACAAAGAGCACTTTTTACAGTGCGGTTTAAAAACTCCTAGCAATTTCGCTAACCAACCTTGTACAACAAAAACACTTTTTTGTTTTGGGAGACCATGTTCTTTTTCTAAACTTAATTACCTTACTGCTAGGATTGCTAGATTGCTAGGAAAGTATATAAAACAAAGACTTATCACCTAGCACTCCCTATCAAACCTAGCGCTTTACCCCTGTTTTCGAGGGTGAATTTACAATCCTGTTACGTACCATTTCACCCCCTCTTGTTCGTGTTCAGGAAACTGACAGGAAAGTGCGTGTAACGGGATTGTAAATTCAGTCCTTTTCCTATCGATTTTGCTATACGCTCTCGCCCCCGTTTCACCCCGCATCGAGTGAATTGACATGTCAACAATTGTGTTCTTGGCTGCTGACAAGCCCATCGTGAAGCGCTACGAACTCAACGGACAGAACGAACTCATAAAGCATAGCTACCCGAACATCTTTGAGGTCACGAGCCACCAAGAACAGCTCGATTCGCTCCAAGCGTTCGCGACCTCGATCGAAGCACACGCCAAGAAGGGCCACTGCCTGCTCAAGGGTACCATTGGACGTGATATCAAGTCTGAATCGCGCGCCGGTTCGACTGATTCCGATGCACTCACATCCTGGATCTGTCTCGACCTGGATGGCGTCAAAGGGTTCACCACCCTGGACGAATTCCTCGCAGCCATCGGATGCGGCAACACGGACTACGTAGTGCAGTGGTCATCCAGCATGGGCTTGGAGGGTAGTACCGACCTCCGATGCCATGTCTTCATGAACCTGGCCAAAGAGACGCATCCCAAGATCCTCAAGTACTGGTTGATGAACCTCAACCTGTCCACCCCGCTTCTGCGATCGCAGCTCGAACTCACCAAGACTGGGAACAGCCTCAAGTGGGCGCTCGACGTCACCACGTGCCAAAACGATAAGCTGCTGTACATCGCCACGCCCAAGTTCGGAAAGGGGATCAAGGATCCATTCGCGCGCAAACCGCGCATTGTGTTCGTGCCCAAAGCGCAGCGCACGCTGACGCTGCCCTACCCCATCCCAAACCGTGATGCACTCGCCGAGAGCGTGGACACACGCCTCAACGAGCTGCGCGTCAACGCGGGCATGTCCAAGCGCCGCAAGACCAGCTACAAGTTCGCCAACGGTGTGGAATTCATCTCCAAGCCCGACTCGGCCACCATCACCGGAATCAAGACCGAGCGCGGCTTCACCTACTTCAATCTCAATGGAGGCGACTCGTGGGGCTATTACCATCCAGAAGACGACGCTACCTTCATCTACAACTTCAAAGGTGAGCCAGCGTACAAGACCGAGGAGCTCCTGCCCGAGTACTGGGCCAAGGTCCAGCCTCAAAAGCAACAAGCCAACGTCGCCACTGGAAGCGGCACGATCTACCTGGCCTTCCGCGACTTTAAGTCCGGGAGCTACTACAACGGTCTCTTCGACCAGGGCACCAACTCACTCACGCTCGCGCAAGCTCGCAGCGAGACGCAGTTGCGCCACTTCCTCAAACAGTACAACCAGACACTGGGCGACTACGTCCCCGACTGGGATCTGATCTGGGAACCGCAGAACCCACTGATCGTCGACATCCCGAACCAGAAGATCAACACCTACACCCCAAGTCCGATCCTACTCAACAGCGCACCCAAGCTGCGCCTGGCACCGTTCCCCACTATCACCAAGGTGGTATCGCACGCCTTGGGCAACGATCCAGAGACGGTGGACTACTTCTGGAACTGGCTAGCCAGCATCGTGCAGAACCTCGAAATGACCGGCACCGCGTGGATCCTGCAGGGTATCCAAGGCACCGGCAAAGGGCTCATGTACAACCACATCCTGATGCCGCTCTTTGGTCACCAGAACACGGTGTCCAAGCGCATGGAGGAGATGGAGAGTGAGTTCACCGGCTTCATGGAGAACAAATTCATCGTCTTCGTCGATGAGATCGAGAAGA